ATTGTTGCAAAGATTGTAATTATGAGGAGTATCGTGTTGCTTTGTGTGAAAGATGGGCAGAATGCAATTCACAATGGGAAACATTATTGAAATACAAACGTGAAAATGGTAATGGAGCATGGGCGTTACGAAGTATACCAACAGAATTTGTTTCTAGTGAAGCAACATGGAAACCACCTAAAAAGTCATTTTTTGATTGGATTAAACAACATGGATCCAAAATATTAAAAATGGCTATAGGTTCATTGGCTTTACTTGGATCGTTAACATTGGTTTTTGAATCAGTAAAATGTATCAAATCATTGTTTAATGTGACAAAGGGTCAAGGTTATGTTCAAAATGGAACTAGAGCAGCAAAAGTAAAAGTAACACCGCCGCAATTGCAAGCATTGGTACTTGGTAATGGAGGAGAAAACACACAAGAACAATGTATATTAAATGCAATAAAGAACAACGTGGTATTTTTGAGAGTAGTAACAGGAGAAACAACAAATGTAGTTCGTGTACAGGGTATATGTGAAAATATTGGATTGCTAACTGAACATCAAGCATTAGCTATTTTACTAAGAATGAGTCGTGGTGCTGTTGCAGAATATGCATATGCATTCGAAGAGGGTGAAAAGTTAATGTGGAAGAAGTTTGTTCCAGATTTTAAACAGATACCAGAAATGAAGAAAAACGGATGGAATTTGGTTGCTGTCTTATTACCAAAGGGACGTCAATTTAAAAATATTGTAAAATATTTCTTGCCTGTAAAACATTTTGCACACTATCCACGTGAATGTGATGGATTAATAGTTGAAAAAACTAAGGGAAATGTTACTATAGAGCAAGTTACAATTGATTGTCTTCATCCTGGACCTATTGTGGCTAAACATGACGAAATAGGAAAAGTTGATGAATTAAGAATGGTATTTAAGAGTACAATGAGTGGTGTTGGTAAATGTGGTTCTTTATTGATTATGAGAGATAGTAGAACACCTATATTTGGTTTTCATATTGCAGGAGTAGAAAATGTGAGAATTGGTTTTCAGGTTCCATTGTGTCAGGAAACAATAAACAAAATTTTGTACAGCCTTATGAACGTGAAGGGACAAGGTGAAACAGATATAGATTTTGTTGCAACTGTTGATGACAAATTTAAACCGTTCCAATCTGATAAAACATCTATCAGACCATCTGTATTTCGTGCTAAAATGGAATTGCAGGGAATGAAATCAAGTACTGAACCTGTAGTTCTATCAAAACATGATCCAAGATGGGTTGGAAGAGAACATTCTCCATTATGGAATGGAGCACTTAAACATATGATGAATCCAATGAAAATGATGGACCCAAGTATTGTCAGGCAAGCAATAGCACATGTATCAGGAATGTATCTAAAGAATGCAAAACCTGTATTGAATGTAAGAGGACATATAACTCAATACGAAGCTATATGTGGTATTGTTATTGCTGGAACAAGCTACTCACAGGCAATGAAACTATCTGCTAGTGCAGGTTGGCCATGGTCAACAACTTCAATGAAATCTAAAGGTGATTACATATTCATTACTCGTAATGAACATGGTGAAGTTCTTGATTGTGAAATTGCTACTGAGGCTGCTGAAGAATACTGGGTACAATATGGAAGAAGAATGACTGGTGTACCATTTCCAACTGTGTATACAGATGCGTTAAAGGATGAAAGAAAGAAACCAGGAAAAGATCCAC